TGCATGTCTCACATCAAATAGAGTAGGTAAATTAGTATCTAACTTTGAAAGTGATAAACGAGTTAAGAGTTTGAAAGATGATCCATCATCATTCCAATATGTTTCAAAAGAAAATAGACTTGAAACATCAGCAACATCTTTAAAAATTATTCTTGATGCTCACATAAATGAATATTCTGATATAAGAGCTTTCTTCGCGGTAAGTGAAAATGAGGGATTTGATCCAATATTTGTACCATTCCCCGGATTTAATAATTTAAATGAAAAAGGTCAAGTGATATCTATAGATAAAAGTGATGGTAGACCAGATGTTCTTGTACCATTATCAGACGCTAGTGGATTTGTCCCATCAGAAATTGAATATAAAGAATATACGTTTAGTATAAATGATCTACCAGCATTTAAATCATTTAGAATTAAATTAGTGGGAACATCAACCAATCAAGCATATGTTCCGAGATATACAAGTCTCAAAGTGATCGCTCTTGCATAATGGATTACAAAAAAGTAAAAGGTAATGAACATTTAGTAAAAAATACTAAATCTAATTTTATAATTAATACTAATAAATCTGAGTATGACGAGTATGTCACTCGTCGTAAACTTAAAAAAAATGAAAAAAACAAAGTAGAAAATCTTGAAAAAGATATGGATACTTTGAAAAATGAATTAAATGAGATTAAGAACTTGTTAAGGAGTTTAGTAAATGGCTGATGTCACCTCATCTAAAATTCAATTTGATGATAAGGGATCTACATCAAGATATAATCTTGTTTTAAATCAACATGCTGACAATTTTATTGAATTTTCAGTTGTAGGATCTGGGGGAACAACATTTAATTTAAGTGGATACGCCTTTTCCGGTTCAGTAAGAAAACACATTGGATCATCATCAACCGCCACTGATTCTGTAAATTTAGGTTTTGATACAGGTGGTAGGGCTGTTGGTGTCATCACTGCTAGAGTGACTGCTGGATTGACAACAAATTTTAGTAAAATAAGTCCAAGATATACTTATGATATCATAACCACTGATAACACATCAGGTGTTAAAAGAAAATTAGTAACAGGTAATGTCAACATAGATGTGGGAGTAACAAAAGTAGGAGGAGGAGGCACTGATGACAGTGATGATGTGTTGGGATCAAATAGAATATGTATCGCTGTCATTGACGAATCATCTAGCGCAGGAACTGTTGACTCCGCAAACTCAGCATCAAACGCAGTTACAGTGTCTGAATACAATGCCTTTAGAGAAACTTTTCCAAATAGAAAACATTACATATTACAACCAACACCAACAGGTATCGCAAAAACTGAAGCAATCATGACAGATGCGGTAAAAGCTGTGTATGTGAGTGGATTTACTGATGGAAGACAAGTTCAAGGTGTAAATAGAGATGGTGGTGATGCGTCTGAAGCATCTGATTGGTTTAATATAGTTGGTATCAGCACGATGAATATTACAAAACTCGCATTATTCATTGATACATCCGGTAGTATGGATTTGAATACAATCGCAGCTTCAAGAGCAAAATTTATAGGAACATGCACCGCTAATGGGATCACGATTCGTGAAGAGGATAATGGTGATGAAGATTGGATTGAACCATTTACAGGGATATTAGCATAATGGCAGTAAAAAAATTAATCAATGTCACGCAAATAAAAAAAGATCTTTTCATTCCCAGAAATGTGAATTATGAAGAGTCTTTTACTATTAAAGATAGAATCACTGGGAGTGGTGTTAGTTTTAGTGGTTTTTCATCATCAATATTAACATCAAGAATTAAACAACATCCAGACTCAACATCAATCGCTTGCACTTTTACTGCAACATATACAGATGCTTCATCTGGAGTAATTAAATTATCACTTACTCCATCTCAAACAAATGAACTTAAATCCGGTAGGTATTTTTATGATTTAGTGGTTATTAATGAGGATAAACCAGACGCTGACACTGCTGGTGACTTACATATTGAAAGACTTGTTCAAGGTCAAGTCATAGTAGAATAAATAGATTGAGGGAGATAACACCTAATGGCTCAACCGACAAGTAGATCAACATTAATAGATTATTGCAAGAGGCAACTGGGTGCACCAGTTCTTGAAATAAATATTGCTGATGAACAGACAGAGGATCTGTTAGATGATGCTCTTCAATTTTATCAAGAAAGACATTATGATGGTGTCATACAAACATTTTTAAAATATAAAGTAAGACAAGTAGATGTAGATAGATCAAGAGGAAGAGGAACATCAAATCAAGTGGGAATAGTCACTACCACCACAAGTGCAACTGTTGCGGGAATATCAACCACATTCACATTTGAAGAAGATAGTAATTATATTGAGATGCCAAACTCAGTGATTGGTGTTAATAAACTTTTTCACTTTGACGGTGCTAACACAGTTACAAACAATATGTTTAGTGTTAAGTATCAATTGTTTTTAAATGATGTTGCATTTAATCTTGGGTATGCAGGTATTTTAAATTATACGATGACAAAAAGATATCTTGAGGATATTAATTTTGCGTTGACTACAGAAAAACAAATAAGATTTAATCAAAGACAAGATCGTTTATATATGGACATGGATTTTGCAAGCATGACTGTTGGTGATTTTCTTGTAATTGATTGTTTTAGAATTGTTGACCCTGATGATTTTACTGGTGTTTACAATGACTATTTTCTAAAAAGATATTTAACTGCATTGATGAAAAGACAGTGGGGACAAAATTTAATAAAATTTCAAGGTGTAAAATTACCGGGTGGAGTTGAGTTAAATGGTAGGCAAATATATGATGATGGTCAAAGAGAGTTAGATGTTATAAGAGAACAGATGTCCAATACTTACGAAATACCACCATTAGATTTCATAGGATAGTAATATGGCTCTTAATCCATTTTTCCAACAAGGGTCAAAGACTGAACGTAATCTAGTTCAATCATTAATAAATGAACAACTACAAATGTATGGTGTAGAGGTTCATTACATGCCTCGCAAATTTGCAAAGACAAATACTATTATAAAGGAAACTATTGAATCTAATTTTGATGAAGCATTTCCACTTGAAGCATATGTTGAATCTTTTGATGGATATGGTGACAATCCAACTCTACTATCAAAATTTGGAATACAACAGACTAATGAATTAACACTTACCATCTCAAGAGAAAGATTTGAGACATATATTACACCTCTAATAGAGGATATGGAAAATATTAAATTATCAACTCGACCAAAAGAAGGTGATTTAATTTACTTTCCTTTAGGTGATCGATTGTTTGAAATCAAGTATGTTGAGCATGAGCAACCATTCTATCAACTACGTGATACTTACGTTTATACTCTACGATGTGAACTATTTCAATATCAAGATGAAGTTATTGATACTGGTGTTGATGAAATTGACGATGCACTTGCTTCAACAGAGGGTGTTGATGGTGAGGATTTCATCATTGGAAGCACTCAAGTATTGACATTGGTTGGAACTGCATCAAGTGCATCTGCTGTAACAACTGTTGTAAATGGTGGTATTCAATTCATTGATATAACAAATCGTGGTAGAAATTATTTGTTTGCACCAAGAGTTGCCATATCATCTGCACCTACTGGTGGAGTCACTGGTATCGCGACTGCTAACTTAAGAAGTGGTATTGTTGTTTGCACAGGTGCAGCAGAGGCATCAAACTTAAAAGCATCTGTTGTTCAAAGTATTAATCTTGTAAATCCCGGATCAGGATATACAACTGGCCCAGACATTCAAATATTTGGTGGTGATGGAGTTGGTGCTGCTGCAACTGCTGGAATGGCAAATGGAACTATTGGTATTGTGACCATAACAGGTGGTGGTTCTGGGTATACAACTACACCAACTATTACATTCTCTGGTTTATCAACTGTATCTGCTGCTGCAACTGCGATTGTTAGCACCGCCGGAACAATTAGTGCGATACATATCACCAACGCTGGTGCTGGATATTCAACACCACCAACTATCTTTATTGCCCCACCTGCTGCAAGTGATGCTTCAGGTAACTTCCAATTTAATGAAACTATAACTGGTGGAACAAGTGGTGCAACTGCAAGGGTAAGAAAATGGAATACCACTACAAACGAACTTACAATATCAAATGTCGAAGGAACATTCTTAAGAAAAGAAACTGTAACCGGATCAGTGACAGGTGCAGTTCATACGATTCGACTCATAGATCTCACAAACTTTGATGATGGGTTTGGTGATAATGATGACTTTGAAACTGAGGCAGATGCAATCATCGATTTCTCTGAGGGTAATCCTTTTGGGCAACCATAAATAATATCGTATAGGTGCAAAAATGTTTGAGTATTTTTACAACGAAATATTAAGAAAGACAATTATTTCATTTGGAACGTTGTTTAATGATCTCTCCATTAAGCATACAGATACTGATGGAAATTTATCGGAAACTAAAGTTCCATTAGCATACGGGCCAATTCAAAAGTTTCTTGCGAGATTAGAGCAAGCACC